CAAGCTGGTACGTTAGATGCTTCTGACAACCTAGTTGATACTGACATATCAGGAGAACCAGCAGAAGTGTCTGCAATATGCACAGCAGCTTGGACTACTGATGTAAAAGCTGCATATAAAGCTAAACTTATTGCAGATAAGCCAGCAGAATAATGCCAAAACCTACAACCGAAGAATTGCAAGCTGAACTACAGGAAGTGGTCACTAAGCATAACCAAGCACAAGATGTTATTAACCAATGTAAAACTAGGTTTACTGAAATACAGGCAATCTTAAAAGATAGAACTGAAGATTAACTACACTTCCATTTCTTAAGAGCTAGTCCTTTTCTTGTTAGCTTACCGCCTTTACTGGTAGCACCTTTAACACCTTTCATTCTGGCACAAAAAGATTTACGTCTTTTAGCAGCTTTACTACCACGTTTAACTTTACCTGTTACTGGTGCTTTTAAATTACTACCAGTTTCTCTATTAATTTTATCTCTACCTTTTTTAGTAAGACCACCAGTTTTACTTTTGTGTTCTTTGCGTAATCTTACTGGTTTAGCCATTAGCCTGAGATACTAAATACATCACTTTGAGCAAGCTTTCTCTGTACTTCATGTTGATAAGCAATATCATTTTTATATCTAGGATCTCTCATAGCTGCTACTACTTCAGCATTTGATTTGAATGTTTTTAAAGATGGAGTAGATGATGATTTACCTGACATAAGTTGTGGTTCTATACCTTTATTACTTCTGTACTTATTATACATATTTTGTACAGCTAAAGAAATTTGGGTAACACTAGAATCTTTACCATCAACAATTTTATCGTAATTTTGTTTTTCTTCATTAGATAAACTTCCATCCATCCATTGAAGCATCTCTTTGTATTGAGTTTCACCACCAGCAATGCCTACAATCTCTTCATAAGGGTCATTAGGATCAGTAGTAGTTTCTGTTGTGTAATTACTTTGAACCGCCCTACCGTCAAGATAAGCATCAATCAGAGTTCTAGGTAAGCCAGTACTTTCTAACTGTTCATACATCTCATCAGTAATCTTCCCATTATTTTCATGAAAGTGTTTACTAATAGCAAAAGGATCTACATTATTTTCTTCGAATAACTCACCTAATTTATCACCGTAAACTTCTTTACTTTTACCAAAATCTACAGAACCATCTTCATTATAAAATTGATCCCAATCACCAGCATCATCTACAGGTTCTTTTGTTTCTTCTTCAACTGTTTCTTCTGTTTCAGAATCTTTAGCTGTTAATTTATTTTCTAATTCTTTATAACTAGAAATTAAATCTTCTTGTGATTTAAACTTACCAAGTATTAAACCACTCTCATCTGTATTCTCTTCAGCTATTTTTGCTATGTCATCAGGTGACATAGGTGGGGTTTCGTTAGATGTTAATTCAGATTTCATAATAAAAAGTTAACTAAAATGTATTGTGTTGCCATGAGAAGTAACTGAGTCACCTGATTTTTTTGGTACAGGATTCTCTTCTAGTTCACCAATAGGACTTACTACTGCTTTAGCTACAGTAGTATCTTTTACTACTGGTTCTTTTGTTTCTTCAATAACAGTAGTATCTTCTACTTCTTTTTTTAAGTAACGACCATTTCCGTCACGTTGTTTTGTTGTTTTCTGAATCTTATTCTTGTTGCTCGCCATTGGCTTGCTCCTGTGCTAATTGTTGTGCTTGAAGAACATTTTTAGGATCGGCTAGTTTAGAACCTAAAGCAGCAGAACCTAAAGATTGTACAAGTTGCTGTTGTTGCATAGCTTGCATTTCTTGTTCTATCTCTTCCTTAGACTTTACTAAATTATTGGTATCTATGCCAACACTCGTTGCCAAACGCTTAATTGCTTCATCTAAATTCATATATTGACGAAGAATATCACCACCTAAAGCTTGAGCTACTGTTGTAATAAATTCAATTAATCTAGCTTTATCTGAATTACGACCAAGACCATTAATACCTGTAACTATTTTAGGTTGTACTAAATCTTCTGGTAGCTTCTGCACCTTACCAGATCTTACTAACATATGAATCCTACGTTTGATATAAGGTAGCTGAAACTCATTACTCAGGATGCTGTATATACCACCCAAAGCCTGTTCTAATTCATTTGCCATTACTTGTATCTCAGTACTTGTAACCCTTTCTGCATCTCTCTGTACACTTTTAGCCATTAAGAAAGCGTGTTCTAATCTAGATTCAATACGTTGTATAGCTTGAAATGCAATACTCAAATCAGCAGCTTTGTTTACTTGTAAAGTACTGACATCACTAGCAAGTCCTTCTCTTACTGCTCCGTTAGGACTATTACTAAGAGTACTAGCTCTGGTAACACCATTCGGATTAACTAAAAATAAACATTTTGCACTAGCACTAGCTGCTTCGATTACAGCTTGCATTAAAGCTTCTAAGCTTATCAAATCACCTCTATATTCAGATACATAACTTTCGCCATAATTCATACCATCTCTTCTAGTCCAACGTAAAACTATAAATGGTGAGACATCTAATTTAGATACACCTTCAGTATTTGGTATGCGTTCTCCTTTACATTCTTGATACCAGTTTTGAGTATCACCAGTTCTTACTACTCTTGTATAAACATCTATCTCTTCATCTATCATTTGCTCTTCATCGTAATTAGATTTCTGTCTTAAGTTATCAACAAACTCTTGATCAAAAGCATTTATATGTACTGTTTCTTTTGTAATAATTTCCATGATATTACCAACATCATCCCTCTGGCATACAAATCTATCTAGGTGATATACCTTTATGCCTTTATCACCAACATAAAGTAATACATTACCTACTACTATTAGATGTTTTAAAGCTTCAAATAAAGCAACTCTATCGTTTGATACATCTATTTCAGTATTAACAGCTAACTCATAAGATCTTAAAGCTTTATCAATTTCACTACTAAATTCTGGTTGCCCTTCTTTTGCTAATTGTAGGGTATCAAGTGTTAGCTGAAACATACTTTGTTCTGGCGGTAGAACAACAGCTAACATTTTTGCTGCAAGAGTATTAACAGCTTTTGCACCAACTGCTTGGAAAGGTGTTTTAATCTTTTGATTCTTACTCTTATTCATCCTATATAAAGATGGGATAGTTAACTGAGCAGCTTCATCCCCATCACGTTCATATGACGATCTCTCTGTCTGTAGCTTGTTATATCTAGCTTCTGCTGTTTCTGTTTGCATTTTTTATCCTATGTTTAGATCACCTAAATTAGATAGTAAAGGTATTCGTAATGAACTTGTACCTAATTTACGTCTAGCTACTTGCCCTGCTGTACCAGTTCTAGTAGTAGAAACTGTTGTACCATCAGCCTTTACTCTGGTAGCACCTTTTACTGTAGTTTGTTGAGAAGATCTTTTTCTTCCAACTACAGGTGCAGCAGCAGTTGTTTCTGGCAACGGTGCTGGTGGTCTAGGCTCTGGTATTACAGGAGGTGGTGGCGGCTTGGGTGATCTTAAACACATAATTAAGCTTCTGAAATTACAGAGTTTGTAAGCATAGTTTCTTTTTGTCTAGATTGTTGTTCGATTAAATAATCTACAACTGATCTTTGCCCTGCTTTAAACCAAACCTCTCTATCAGTATAAGATAACTCAGGTGGTCGGCTAGGAAAAACTATAGTCAAAGCATTAATAAGCTCATCTGTTATAACTGGTAGTACATCAGATGGCATAAACTAATAAAAGACTTAATTATAATATAACGTGCAACTGCTAATTATCACACTCCTAGTTTTCAAAACTTAGGATTCCAAAGTTTTACTTCACCAGTTGTATAATCATAATCACCTTCTCGTAATATTCTTGCAAGCCTTGCAGTCATAATTGCATCACCTATATTCTGTCCTTTCTTTTCATAAGCAGCTACTACTTTATTCCACATTTCCTCTGTTGATTTAGATTCTCCTAAAATTTTATCTGCTGTAACTGAACCAACTTTTTCTAAACCTTTGTAGTTATCAGTAGGATCTCCACTAAGACTTTGACACATCCATTGTCTATCAGCTTTCTTTTTTGTTATTAGTTCTAAATCATCAGTAGCTAAAAGTTTACAAGGTATAGTTCTCATATCTTTATCAACGCTAACTATTATAGGGTCATCATATCTACCATTAGTTGCACATAACCCAAGTACATCATCTCCTTCTAAGTTGTCATAAAAAACAGAATCATAATTATTTTTTATAGTTTTTATCATTCCTTTTAATCCAAAAGGTTTTGGTTTATTTATTCTATTTAACTTGTAATCAGGAAATATACTATGTCTAAATGTAGGGTAAGAACTTAGACACATAACAACATCATGTTTTTCTTCTACTATGTTTTGATAATGCTCTAACCTACTTTCTATAATTTGTATAATTTCTCTTTCGTCACCCCAAGAACTCCAAGTATGTAAATCCCATTTGATATGCTTTTCAGCAGCACAACAAGAAGAGTAGATTAAATAATCCGCATCAATTAATAAAGTCATTAGAAAATGTTATCAGAGTAAACAATTAAACGACCAGTAGTTTGATCGTAGAGTAACTTATCAACTTCACCTGTCATACCAGTATGTCTAGATTTAAGAATTTTAAGTTGTAGTCTTGATCTTTCAGCTTCATCCCCAGACTGATTTCTGGTCAACGATAAACAAATATCTGATGTTTGAACAAGACCATGTGACCCTCTAATATCTCTAAGAGAAACGTCAGCACCTTCTTCATGTCCTTTACCTTGTGGTCTTGATAAGTGCGATACAACTATTAGTGCTATGTTTGTTTCTTCTGCTAAACTTCTTAATTTTGTAGTAATAAGATCAAGTCCTTTTCTTTCATCACCAATCTTATCTAAGACTCCACTAACAACTATTGATAAGTGATCTAGTATTACTACATCTACTTTATCTACAGTTGCTAGTTCTCTTATCTGGTTTATTAATATTTCAGGTTCAATACTTCCAAAATGGTTATAAAGAAAAAGACTGCGACTTGACGTTAGTTTGTCAAATGCAGCCTTCAGACTAATTTCATCTATGCCTTCCTTATTTAAATGTAGAGGAACGTTTAAGTCAATACCTACTAGACCTAATAAAGTTCTTTGTACTGATTCTTCAAGAGCTAAGTATCCTACTTTAAGACCTTTTTGTAAGAAGTGATAAGCAAATTCTCGACATATTGTAGATTTTCCTGTACCACTACCTGCCGCTACTGTCACCATTTGGGTAGGATATAATCCCATTGTGAACTTATTAAGTTGTGGATATGGGTAATCACATATCGGTTCACTTGTTTCTTTAGTAAATAAATCCCAAGCATCAGCACCATTAATAATATGATCTGATCTACAGCTTTGTGCCTTCCATAGTATGTCTCTCAATTCATTACTTCGTTTAGCTATTAATAAATCGTTTACATCATTTACACCTTCTGGAAGTCTAGCTATTGCAGCTTTACCTTTTGGTAATGCAGCCATTGCTTTTTCTGCACCAGCTTCACCAGCTTTATCATTATCAAAGCAAATTACTACTCTGCAATATTTATCTAAAAAAGGATAATTTAAAGAAATAAATTTAGCTGCTGACTGTACTCCTGACGGTATAGAAACACAGGGGAACTTATGATCTACAATTTGACTAGCAGCCATGCAATCGGTTTCGCCTTCAAAAACTGATAGGAAGATACCACCAGTACCCTGTTGTCTACATAGATGTTGACCCCACAGTTGTACTTTTCCCATATCACCAATCCATATAAATTTCTTATTTGGAAACTTTATATGTTGTGCTACATCTTTACCAAACTGATCTTTATAGGTAGCAATCTGACAAGGTGAACCTTTATATTCACCAACACCATAACCATATAGTTCGCAAGTCTCTTTAGTGATTCCACGTTTCGGTAAATCTTGATAAGTTACTTTTAATAATTTCACAGGTTCAGTTTTAAAAGGTGACTCTGGTATGAGTTTTAATTTTTTAGTTTTTTTATCTTTATTAGGAAAATATGTATAACCGCAGTCAACAGAAAAACAATAGGCATGACCATCATCAAACCAAGCCAAGTTATCTTTACTACCGCACTCTGGGCAAGCAGTCTTAGTTTTATATTTGCTTTGCATTATGTGATAATGCCATCGTTACTTGTGTGATATTGCTTCAGTTCTATCTCAACCCATTCACCATCTTTATATACTTGCCATATATTTTTTAATGGGTCAAAAAAGAAATCGCCTTCAATAGGATCTTCTGGTGTCATAGTTTGTACCAAGTGTCAGGAATAGTTTTATCGCAGTAGAGGAATCCATGTCTCTCACACCATTTAGCATAAGAGATGGATTTTTTTGATTTTGATAATCTGGTCTTGCTATTTTGAAAGCAAAACCTTATATCTAATTCGGGTCTTTGCGTCTTAATTGCAAGATGTTTTCTTCTGTCCTCTTTCGAGAAGTAACCCTTTGTTTCAACAATAAAATCGTTGAGGATAAAGTCAGGCTTGTAGCAGCTAATAATTTCATATTTAATAGCAAGTGTTTCATATGTAAATACAAGGTTTTTTTTATTTAAGCTTTCGGCAAAAGCAGCTTCAAACTTACTCTTGTATTTGTTAGAAGTCTGAACCTGATGTTGCGACTGTACTTTCTTCCCAATTTGTTGGGGTTGCTGCTTCTTTTTCTGGGGCAAAACCAAAGTCCTCTGCTGTTTGCATACCTCCGACAAAAGGTACAAAGTGTCTTACACAAATACCTTGTGGTTCTAATTTTAAACCTATGTTGTCCATGTCATAACCAACAATCCTTATATTGACTTGACCAACACTTTCGGGTGCAATCTTATCGTACTTTTTAGTTTCTTCTGGTGTACATAAAAGCATATTGTCACCTTCTTGTTTAAAAAATTTTGGTGGGATTCTTGTATAAGATTCACCATTCTTTTTAACACCCATAGCTCTCATCTTTAGCTTAATAGTGAAACCATCTTCAGTAAATTGCCAGTACTTCATAGGCTCACCATCACCACCACGTTGCCATTTAAATTGTCCTTTTCTCTCAGGATGTGCAGCAACTAAAGCATCTTGAAATTCTTTTTTAATACCTTCAAGTTTATCCATCATATATTCAGCAGAATTTACTTCTGTCTTACCATCTTCCAGCAAGTGTTTCATCTCTGGTTTAATTAATAATGTTGCTTGGTAATTATTATATTTCTGGTCTGGATTTACTAACCAGCAGTAAGTCAAATGTGCCTTGCAAGTAGTCAAGGACTTTTCAAATTTAATGGACATTAGGAATACCTAGATTGGATATATAAAAGTAACCTCTTTTAGAGGTCTAATAATCATACAAGTTATTTGCTATCTGTCCAGCCCTAACTGAATATATATAGTGCTTTGATAACTTCAGTAACATCATAATCACCTATTGGTGGTAGCTCTTTATAGATAGGGCAATCGTTTTTAGTATATAGATCTACAAAAGATTCTCTTACAATTTTTATAAACTTATCTATGTCTGCACCAGTAGTAGCAAAACTATCGTGAACAGTAATGAATTGTTTTAACCCTTTATCTAATGACTTTGATATAGCTAAATGTACGTTTGCTGCATCAAGACTATGTATATAATTTGCACTAATACTAGACCTTAATTTTTTCTTATCAGGTACGTCAGTTTCTTCTTTTATTCTTAATACAATTCTGTTTGTACCAAGTTTTGTTTCAACTCTTTTACCTACTTGTTTTTTGTATTCTTGCTGTACATAAAAACCACTAGGTGAAACCCAAGAAGTGACAGCCTTTTCTCTTAAATAATTCATAACATATTCACAACTTGGACTTATTTGATTAAGAGCCATGCGGATATGTAGAGCTAAGAACCTATAATGGGATTGCGTCTTAGGTTCTCGCCAACCTAGACGCTCCAAATAATTAATAATTCCAAAGTCTGTACCACCGTAAGGAATCATCAGAATAGGTTTTTTTATTACTGCTCTACTAATATCTTCACGCAACCAATCTTTTACAATTTGATTATTAGATAAGAAAATAGATTTAAAATTAATCATTAACTGATCTAAAACTTCTGTATATAAATCTGCTTTTGATGTCTTGTCATAATTCCAGATACCATCTATAAAAAAACATTGCGTAAGATTAACTGCTTTTGCTAATTTATTATCTTTACATAAGCTTGCTATGTGTTGATAAGCATTATTAGATCCATCTAAATGAACTGGTAAATGTGAAACATAATGATCTGGATTTTTTTCAAATTCTGCAAGATCAAAACAAAAAGCTAAATATTGAAATGGTTTTTCTTTAGTAGCCCATAACTCTAAATGCTCTAATGGATCACTCGCTATTTTTTTACATATAACCCTAAACTCCATACTTGCTTGAAAATAACTTAAATTACCAGCTAAGTTACCTCCGTATAGTGTCCACCAATTATTGTTTTGACGAGTTAATTTACCACCTTTAGCAAACAAGTGTAGTGCTTTTGCTAAATCATTACCTTGTGGATTTAAGTTACCAGTTCTTGCATAAAGTCTACCCCTAAAATCTGCTTGCCAACAATGGTAAAACTTTGTACCTTCAAACTTTTCTGCTGTATTTAATATACATAAAGTCTGTAGTCTTTTAGCTACATTGTGAGCATTTATATCATGTATCTTTGCTGCTTCATGTCTCCATTTTTTTCGAGCAATTTCATTAGTAGCAATATCAAAAGGTTTTGGTGGTAAAGGGATAGGTTCTGCACTCATCAAACAACCTACCTCTACACCGCTTTCAAACAGTTCTAACGCAACATCTAATACTTTCTTATTAACAGTAAATCCTGTTTCTTGTAGTCCATTTACAGCCTTATACAAATGCGTAGGATTTTGCTTTTTTATTTTATTTAAATGTTTTTTATTATTTGTTTTTACTATGTTTAAATTAAATTTCTCTGTGTGATAACCTCCGTTAAATGGATCTGTCCATCTTTTAGGTTTTATTACTAAAGGTAAGTAGATAGGTAAAGCAATATGTTTATTTAGCTTCTGGTTATTAATCCATTCAACAGCACTATCTGTTAGCTGTATATATTTCTTTGATTTACCATTATTACTTAATTTAATTAGACCTATCTTATTTATCATTAGATCAATCATTAATAAACCAAGCCTTAATTTTGCTTGCTTTTCTAATTTTTTAAATATGTGTCCTTGTTTTCTGTAATGCTGCATTACCACTGTCCTTCTGTATTTACTATGATGTGTATCTTTTAAATGTTCTTCCAAGTTTTTATATAGATATGAGTCTGTTTTCTGGTAGTAAGTAAACCTAAGTTCATCTTCCAATTGACTACCAACAGCAATAGCTACATTAGTAAGTGTTCTTATATGACTAGCACCATCAAGAACTACTTTAAAAACAATAAAACTAACAACATCAATATCAGGAAATTGATTTAAAATTTCTACTGCTGTAGCTTTACGACCAGCAATACCTTTATTAGATTTTTCAATAAAATCATTAATGTGTTTTGTTAAATCAGTAATACCATGAGACATAATTGCTCTGGCATAATCATTATTAGATTCTTTTTCAAGTTCGATGTTTTTCATTAAACGTGAAGTTCTAGTAGAGATCCCCTGCTGTTTCATGTCAGTCTCTAATTTTCTTTGTAGGTCAATAAGTTTCATTTTCTGCTCTTTGTTGTTGGATAATTTCAGTTAAAGTTAATTCTTTTTCAGGACTCCATAGTTCTATTAAAAGCTCTAACTCTTTTATTCTTTCAAGTGCTTTTGCTATTTTTTCTTTACGGTTCATTTGTTTAATAGCTCCTTGTACTGGTTCATTACTGACGGTACAAAATGTGAGTATCTCATAGTAACAGCAATACTTTTATGACCCATCCAAGCAGACACTACAGGTAGCGGAACTCCCTTCTGTAACATCCTTGTACACGCTGTATGCCTAGTTAAGTGAGGTGTGTACCATTCAGTCTCGATATAACCTAGATCTCTTCTTACTAAATTCCACCCTGCATACTTCCATTTATCATCAAAAGGAAAGATTTTATCGTCATCATCAGCCCACCCTAAATGATCGTAAAATAATTTTGCCGCCCTATCTGTAATGGGTATTGTTATCTGGCTATCATTTTTTCTTTCTTCTATTGTTATTTGTCCGTTATTAAAATCTACATTTCTTTTTCTTACATTAAACATTTCACACCATCTAAGACCTGTTTCAATGCTGATAATAGATAACTGTCTATGTAAATCAAAAGACATTTCTTTAAATTTATTAATTAATTTTTCCTCCATTTCTGGGTTTAAAATATGTATATCATTAGATCCACCTTTTAAGTTTTTTGGTGAGGTTACTGGTTCTATAAATCCATCTAAAACCATTTCTTTTAAAGTTGTTTGAAGTCTACCTTTATAAACATTAATCGTTGTATTCTTCCTATCTTTTTTTTGTAAGTGATCTATTAATAAATTAATATCTTTACTAGATATTTTATTAACTGGTTTATCTCCAATGATTTTAGTAATCATCTTCATTTGTTTGAGATAATCACCAGCACTTGTAAGACCGTTAAGCCTTCTCTTGTAATAAATAAAAGAAGCTTGCGAAAGAGTAGGCACTTTCGTACCTTTGGATTTTTGACTGAGCATAATAATAAAAAATTAAAGTTTTTCTAATAAATCTAAATATTTTTCTTTATTCCATTCTTGCTCTGACTTTTCATGTGTTGTAAATTTTTCACCACATGATGAGCATTTTCTCCTTCTCCAAACGTAGTTAACCTGACGTTGTTTACCGTTGATTGTAGCCCTGTTAATAGTGCTTACACAAACATTATCGGTGCTTTCACAGTATGGACATTTAAGCATTTAATCCTCCAATTTTAAAATGTGTATGTGTCTTAATTCTGTATTGTCTAATTGCTTTTGCATTTGCTCAAAACAGAATAAAGTTTTTTGTATTTTTATTAGCTCTTGATGCTGCTCTATATCAAGATCGAAAAAGCATTGCCAATCAACAACATAATCCCCTGTAGTATCAGCTATGGATAAATAAGTAGATTCAAACATAGACTTTTCTATAAAGGGATGAGATCGCAGTTCATAGTCATCAGAAAGCCAGAACCACCTACCATGTAATTCTGACTTGTAAGCAAATATTTTTTTAATCATTAGTACATTCTGCAAAGTGATGAAAACCTTTTGGTAATTGATCTAAATATTTAAAAAAGTTTTCTATTGTCATTGTGTAATGATCTAACCAATATTCATTTGATTGATCAAAGTCAAAATAATTTTTAACTTCTATGCGATCTGCATAACAATAAAAGCAAACCTCCTCAACCTTATGTATTTTTGATGGGTCTTTAACCTCTACATAAAAGTGCGGTTCTTCTTTTGGATCGTATGATTTTGATTGTACTTGTGGACTAACGTGAAATGTCTCTATTAGTTTCCAATATTTTTTAAATTTTAAACCAATAGTTTTTATTTGTTTTTGATGATCTTTAGTTAATCTTCCAAAGTGTTCTAAGAACCACTCTTCATCAGTTTGTACAGCCATTACTGCACCTCCTTTAATAGTTGTTTTAGTTCTTTTAATTCTGCAATAGTTTTTTCTATTTGCTCTATTGCTTTTGTATGTTCTTCTAGTAGTTGCTTCTGACCTATCAAGCGTTGATCGGTTTGCCACTCTAGGTTCTTTTTAAATGCCATTGTTAGATAAAATAAACTGAGCAAACCTAGCCTAACCTAGTGTATATAATATTGCAAGTAATGTTTAATATTACCAATAAAAAAACCACCCTTGCGGATGGCTTGCTTAGT